AGTATATTCAGATAGATTTTTAGTTTACATGACATTTTTAAATGATGTGACAGATGGCGGTGGTACTTATTTTAAGTATCAAGATTTAGAAATTAAAGCCGAAAAGGGTTTGACAATAATATGGCCTACTGATTTTACTCATACTCATAAGGGTGTAGTATCAAATACTCAAACAAAATACATTGCAACTGGATGGTATGCATTTGAGGATATGGGAGAATTTAAGAATTATGCATAATATAAAAGAATTAACTATGGAACAGCATAAGAATGCTGAACGACAAGAGTTTGTAAAAACTTTAATGTCAGGTAATATTAATAAACAATTGTACGCAACATATCTTTTTAATCAGTTAAAGTGTTATTCTGTATTAGAAAAATATGCTTTAGCAAACTCTTTGTTTTTAGATTTGCCTGGAATAGAAAGAGCCCCACACTTGCATTATGACTATGAGGCATTATGGACAAACGAATATGAAAAACCACCTGTACAAGAAAGTACAGAAAAGTATGTAAAACACATAGAGACTATCAAAGATGACGCTGAAAAATTATATGCTCATATCTATGTAAGACATATGGGCGATTTATCTGGTGGTCAAATGATTAGAAAGAAAACACCAGGACCTAATAGATACTATAAATTTGCAGGTCTACAACAACAAGAATACAAAACAATAATCAAAGAAAAAGTTGAAGCATACATGAATGTTTATCAAATAAATGTTTTAGCTGAAGCAAGGTTTTGTTTTGAAAGTGCAACACAATTATTTAAAGAGATGAGGAGTTTGGATGCTTTGGGACATTTTAATTAAGAATACTAATACTATGATAGACATGCTCAACGCTTCATGTGAAGAGTATAAAGAACCAGGTATGGAAAGATTTAACAACGAAGAGTTTGGCTGGGTCAATAGAACATGGAAGAATAAAGATATACGAAGAGCACATGTTGATGTAGTTGATGTAAGAGATACTAAAAAATTATGGATGTGTCATGTATGTTTATTTCCAAATACTACAAATGGCGGACCTATATATGGTTTTGATGTAATATGTGGCGCTAGAAAAATCACAGGTGCCTTTCACGATTTCAGTCCATTACTTAAAAAAGAACACCCTTTGACAACATGGTTTGTAGATGATGTAAAACATTATAAACCTAGCAAAGATAGAGAATTGCCTGATTGGGCAAAAGCAATTTTTAGTCCTGGTATGATAGCAGCTGGTAATATACAAGAAGATGAAGAAGCTCAACAAGTATGTGATATATCTTTAGGAACATTAAATCACTATATAAGACATATAGGTGAATACAATGGTGATAGTGATGAAAAAGATGTTATTGAGGCACAAAACTATTACTGTACTCATCAACAAATGAATCCACATACACCAAAAGTTATGGAAAGACTTGGTTTACCAGAGGAAGACATTAAGTTGTTTTGTTCCGATAATCTATTCCCCAAGATAAAATAACTATTATAAATATACCGTAGAGGAACAAAAAGGTATAAGATATGGCAAAACCATCAACAAGACAACAACTAAAGGAATACGCTTTAAGAGCATTAGGACATCCTGTAATAGAGATTAACGCAGATGATGACCAACTTGAAGATAGAATAGACGAAAGTTTACAGTATTTCGCACAATATCATTATGACGCTATTAGACGGACTTATTTAAAGTACCAGTTAACAGAGGCTGAAAAGGCTAGATTAACAGGTAACTCTAGTGAGACTGTGACTGTGGATTCTACAACCACAGAATGGTTAGAACAAAACAATTACTTGAATGTTCCCGAAGGTGTTTTGTCTGTAATTAATATCTTTCCTTTTTCAAACAAAGGTAATCTAAACTTATTTGATGTAAGATACCAATTAAGATTAAATGACCTATACGACTTCTCATCTACAAGTGTAATCAATTATGATGTTGTTATGAGACAACTAGACTTTTTGGACCACATACTAGTAGGAGAAAAACCTTTAAGATTTAATCAAAACGATAACAGACTGTATATTGACATGGATTGGAAAAATGATTTAGCAGTCGGCGAATATCTAGTTATTGAGTGTTATAGAGAATTAGACCCTACAAAACATTCAGATGTTTATAATGACTTATATCTAAAAAGATATGTCACAGCAAAATTCAAAGCACAATGGGGTGCCAACTTATCTAAATTTAATGGTGTTGCCATGTTAGGTGGTGTTTCATTAAATGGTGCAGAAATTTATTCACAAGCATTAGCTGAGATTGAAAAACTAGAAACAGATATTAGAAGTACATACGAATTAAATCCAGCAATGATGATAGGATAATGACATGCCAGTTAATCACTACTTTCAGGCAGGTAAGGGCATTGGTAACCACGCAGAGAAAAGGTTACACGAAGATTTAATCGTTGAAGGCCTAAAGATTTATGGCCAAGATGTTCACTACCTACCTCGTACATTAGTTAATCAAGACCTTATTTTAGGAGAGGACACCTCTTCTCGTTTTGATGATAGCTATGCTATCGAAATGTACTTTGAAACAAATGAAGGTTTTGCTGGCGACCAAGAATTAATCAACAAGTTTGGTTTAGAAATAAGAGACGATACAACCTTAATGGTTGCTAAGAGAAGTTGGGATTATTTAGTTGGTAATAAATCAAATCTAATAGCTGCAGGTAGACCAAATGAGGGTGATGTAATTTATGTACCCTTAATGAATTCGTTTTTTGAAATACTATTTGTAGAAGACCAAGAGCCTTTCTTTCAATTAGGCAACTTACCAGTTTACAAACTTCGTGTCACTCGTTGGGAATATTCAAACGAACAAATCAATACAGGCGTTGAGGGTATTGATAAGGCTGAAGATGAGTATTCATTAAATTACTTTAAACATAAGATGTCATTAGAAGATGGCCAGGCTGCATTAGATGGCGAAGGCTCAATTATGTTAGAACAAGGTTATAACACAGGTAAAAATGCTTTCTTAATGTTAGAAACTTATGTTGGAGAAAGTCCAGAATTTACACAAACACAATCAGCATATGCAGACAATCTAAATTTAAATACAGAAGCGGGTTATACAACTGAAAGTCTTGCAGACGATATCATAGACTTTAGCGAAAGAAACCCATTTGGGGAGATTGATGAATAATGGATAGAGATAGAACAAAACAATTATTAGAACATACTAATAAAATGAATAAACAAAAAAAAGAACTAGAGATGTCTAAAAATTTAAGAAAAGAAGTTGAAATTGGTGCAACAGGCACACAAAGATATAGAATTAAAAACGGACCTAATAAAGGTAAGATACTATAATGTTTGGTAACCATTATTACAATCAAAGTTTTAGAAAGTTGACCGTAGCGTTTGGTCAAATTTTTAATAATATACTTGTACAAACAAAAAACAAAACTGGTGGTGTGACAGGTCGAATGAGAGTACCTTTAGCATATGCACCAAAAGAAAAGTTTATACAAAGATTAGACCAACAATCTGATTTAAATAACAGAGAGTTTGCTGTTGTATTGCCTAGAATGGGATTTGAGATTACAGGTTTGGCATATGATGGTTCAAGAAAACTAACTAGAGTACAGAAAAGAGTTAAGGTTAAAAATGATGAGACTATGAATTTTAATTATCAACCTGTACCTTATGATATTAGTTTTAATTTATATACATTTACAGCAACTGCCGAAAATGGTTTGCAAATTATTGAACAGATATTACCCTACTTTCAACCAGATTATACGGTAACAATTAATGCCGTTCCTGAAATGGATATTAAAACAGATGTACCTATTATTCTAAATGGTGTACAATATGAAGATACTTATGATGGTAGTTTTACAAATAGAAGAGCAGTAATTTATACATTAGGATTTACAGCAAAAACATATCTATATGGTCCTATGAATAACAGTAAGATTATTAGAAAGGTAACAGCTGACGCTTCTGCTGATTTACCAAATGCATTAACACAAGAGAAAATAGTTATTCAACCTAATCCAACAAGTGCAGACGCAGATGACGATTTCGGATTTACAACAACAATAACTTTTTATGAGAACGGTGAACAATAATGAGCAAATTAGAAGATAGCGTAAACGATTTATTAGGTATTGAAAAGAAAAGTGAGGTTGCAATTTCAGACTTTGAACAACCAGCACCAGTACCTAGAACAATAGATGAAAAGAAAGACGATATTGATAATGACTATACAAATAGTAGAGACAACTATTATCATTTAATCGACAAAGGTAATGAAGCCATTGAGGGTATATTAGAAATTGCTAAAGAGGGTCAACATCCTAGAGCATATGAAGTTGCAGGACAATTAATAGGTCAGGTTGCAACAACAGTAGATAAACTACAAGACTTACAAAAGAAACTAAAAGATTTAAAAGAATTACCAAAATCAGCTAATACACAAATAAAAAATGCTTTATTTGTTGGTTCTACAAATGAATTACAGAAAATGTTAAATAGGAAAGATGATGATGAAATTATTGAAGGCACAACTAAAAGTACCGAAGAAGAAAAAATTTAATCTAGCAGATTTAACCTACATTAAATCTATGACACCTTTGCCAGAATTATTACAAGGCGAAGAGTTAATAAATCCTATCGAAGTATTAAGACATTCAATTTCAAAGACACCAAGATATGGTGCTGGCGGTCAACCATATTTCGAGAAAGAGTTTAGTGTATGGCGAGGTAGTCAAAGAGTACAAGCGGCTATTAAACTAGGTTATACACATATTGAGGGTGTAGTAATTAATGATTGATTTAGAAAATAATAGATATCAAATATTTGATGATGTAGTATCAAAAGATACACAAGATTATATAGAAGAAAATTTATTAGACAGTAATAAATTTCCATGGTTTTATAATGAATACTCGGTTAATGAAGTTGAAGATGATTTTGGATTACCATTCTATGATTATATGCAATTTGCACATTCATTTGTAATACAAGAAGAACTCAATTCAGGATTTAAAGTTCCTATTTTAGATAGATTGTTAAATGAACTTAATATAAAAAATACAATTATCCGGGCAAAGGCAAACTTTAAACCAATTTGTCCTTATGGTGATTTAGAAAAACACAATAAAGCTCATAGAGACCAACACGAAGACCATATTGTAGGTCTTTATTATGTAAATGAGAGTGATGGAGATACATGGTTGTTTAATGATGATAAAACAGTTATGACAAGAGTAAAACATAAAAAAGGTAGAATAGTATTTTTTGACGGACAAATATTACATGCAGCTTCACACCCATATTACGCAAAGAAAAGAATATCAATTAACATAGATTTTAAAAAATGAGTGACGCATATCTAGGAAATCCGAATTTAAAAAAGGTTAACACACCTATTGAATTCACTAAAGAACAGATAAAAGAGTACCAGAAATGTGCTAAAGACCCTATCTATTTTATGACCAATTACATCCGTATTGTGTCACTAGACGAGGGTTTAGTGCCGTTCAAGATGTACGACTTTCAAAAACATATCGTAAGGACAATCCATGACAACCGTTTCACAATTTGTAAATTACCTAGGCAGTCTGGTAAATCTACCACTACTGTATCATATCTATTGCATTATGCCTTATTTAATCCTAACTCTAATATTGCTATTCTAGCAAACAAATCATCTACTGCTAGAGATATTTTAAGTAGAGTACAGTTAGCATATGAAAATCTACCGAAGTGGATGCAACAAGGAGTTATTAACTGGAACAAAGGT